GTCTTCTGCTTGATGAACAGTTTGCACTAACCATCTTTGCCAGAATCTACCTGCAGGATACTGAGCAACTGCTCTAAAGTCACTCAAATCGTTAGACTCATTAGAAACAAATTTAGGACTAATATCATCAAGATTCAAAACTCTATTCGTCTTGTTTAAGATAAAGTCTGAAAGTCTAGTAGTTCTTAATTCTACAAACTTAGAAATACTTCCTTGTGATTCAAAATCTCTTGCTAAGTCGAAAGGATATATTGAATCGACCCTAAGTGGATCTCCTTGGAAATCAAGAACTAAACCACCAGCATCTTCTGCAGGAATATTAGTTTCACCAGGATTACCTTTTGCAATAACTTCTGTATTTGCAAAGTTCTTAAGTCCAGATGGGTGTACGATATCGTTGATATATGTTACTAATTCAGCATAAGTCTTTTCACTCTCAATAGCATAAGACATATTCTGGAAATAGTCATTATCAGCGATTACTTGATTAGTATCGTTAATAAGTCCAATATTATCTCTCCAACCAACTAATGTCTTAACAGAAGACGCAATATCAAAACTACCATTAAATTCAGTTATATCAATGACTCTACATGATGAACCACTTAATTTACCAGTCAGTACATCAGTTACTTCAATAGGTTCAGCACCACTAATAATAATTTTAGCTGCATTAGCATCGATGAAATCTAACCTAATATCTGCGGTAGCATCATCATTTTTTCTAAATGGTTCGTTTTGGATAAATCTAGAAGCACCCTTAACAACTTCAAACTGAGCTAAGTATTGTGCTTGTGTTAGTTGACCAAATCCAAAAGTAACAGTTGCTCCAGTACCAGGATTTGTAGAAACACCAGATAAATCGAATGTAACTTGTCTTGGGTTAACAGCATCATTATAATCAGAAACTACAAATGGTTGGAATTTATAGTCACCTGAGTTAAATCCATCACCATCTCCATTAGAATTAATACCTTCAACTAAAAGAGAATCACCAACTTGAATTGGTTCAACTGTATACCCCAAAACAGGAGTAGTTATTTTACATGTAAGTGAAGTACCAGTATTATCAGCACTTATTATACTAAGACCATTACTATTCCTAATAGGAGCAACTCCATAGTCATTATTAGAAAGACCAATAGGAGGAACGGAAACAGTCGCACTAGTAACAGCAGAGTCACTTAATTCACAAGTTATAAGTCCATTATCTACAATTTCGCCCGTTGATTTATCATATAGTGCTAATGCAGGTGCGTTGATATAGAACTTACCACCATTAACAACTTTAACCTCATCAATAGTTGCAAAACTGTCTATTTGAACAACTCTAGGTACAAAAGCGTCTGGTTTAAGAGTATTGTCAGATGGATATCCATAAACATCATCTGGCACGGTCATAGCCGCTAATTTATTGATTTGAACCGAATTAGCGATTAATACACCATTTTCACCATTACCAGAAATACTTGTTATTCCAGGAAGTCTGTCATATCCAACTCCAGGATTAGCAACCCTTACAGAGGCAATTCCTCCTGTAGCATTAGCGGAATTTGTAGTATATGCTAATTCACGGCAATCAGCACTAGTATAGATTAAAGTCTCTGGTTTATACTTTAAATTGATTTGGAAGGTTGTAGATCCAGTACTTGTAATAGTATAGTCATCAGTAAACAAACTATCGACTGGTTTAATCTGATTACCATTAAATACCGTAGTATCAGCAGTAGTAACCCCTGTTTTGCTAAAGAGGTTATAATAGATGATTGCAGGTTTAGTGTCAGAATGTTTTAGAGTAATCTTAGGATGATAGATGGAATCAAATAAAGTTGACCCAATACCAACAGTTGCCTCTGTATGAACACCAACAACTTCAAATCCAAGACTTGTACCTGATCCAACGAACTCATTAAAGAAATTATTGTCATAATAGAACTTGATATCGTAATTCGTCATTGTCGAATCACTCATATCCAAAACAAGGTCATTATTCTTAAATGGCCTTAATTGTGGATTTATTGGATTAAGAGTTTGTCCAGAACCGCCCTGACTGAGAATATTAACTACATTTGGAGTTCCTATAGTCTCTTTAAAGGTATTTGCAAGTTGTAGAGTATTATCATCAATTTTTACAACATAATACTCTCTTTGACTGATTCCCTGAGGTAAATTACTTCCATAATACAAAACTCTATCACCAGTAATTAATCCATGCAAAGAAGCAGTTATTCTGTCACTAGTGGTATTAATTCCAGCAGAATCCAAAGAAATTGGGTTAGCAATCAAATAATCATTAATAACCTTTAGAGAAACATAAGTTGTTGATCCAATACCAGTAGCAAGTCCAGGTTTAACGATAAGGTTAATTTTATCGTCATTTCCCAATTCATGATCAGATGCGGTCTGAATTGTTCCTGTTATTTTCTGTATCGTTCCAGTTACTTGATTATCTGGTTGTGTCTCGAATAAAAAGTCCTTTGCACTAGTAGGATAGCTAACAAACCAAAGATCCTTTGAAGTTTTGGTTGTTTTTATACCAATGAAGTCATTCGTCTTCTTAGTTACATATACCGTAGTATTATTTGTTATATTAAAAGTACCAGTCCACGCATCAGTAGTAGCAACAGAAATATTGGTTCCTGCAGGAGGACTAACAAATTTAATAGCATCATTTGTATTCAGACCATGCTCAGGCCAATAAATCGTCTGAACTAACTGTGATCTGGTAGTAGTAATACCAAGATACTGATAATTGTTGGATACTGATTGTCCTGGAGTTGTACCAACACCCACTACCTCATGAGGGTCAAAGAAGTACTTTTTATTTGAATCTGACTTAAATTTAGTCGTTTCTACTGGAATTTCAATTTGACTTGCAAAATATGTTAGTCCAAGTCCGATAAGACCAGAAGTAGCGACCCCAAGTGATCTACGAATTCTTAATACTCCGTCATCTCTGAAAACATCAAGAATTTTAGCAGTTTCTGTTCCAATTCCAACAGTTGTCCCAATTCCAACATTACTTGGAGTAACAGTTGAAAATCCAATCGTATTACCAACAGAAACAGTGTGTGGGATGTACTGTACTCTAATATCAGTAACAAGTCCGACAAATCCATCATCTAAAAGTCTAGTTGTGATATTTAAAGAACTTATCTGATGAGAATCGTTTAATTTAACAACACTTGTCGATAAACCAGTAACTTCAACATAATTATCTAAATTCAATGAATGTGATGGGTCAAAATAACCAGTAACTGACTTATCACCCCATTCAAAGACAACATCATCATATTTCTGAAATTCTGTCTCTATTTTATTTACAGATTTACCAGTTATCCTGTTTACATAAGCAGTTACACCATTTCCACCAGTACCGTCATTATTAAAGTTAATTTTAGCACCTGTAGTATATCCTGATCCAGGATTGGATATGGTAAACCCATCAACTTTCCCTGACTCAATTCTATCTGGATATGCTACATTAGGAATCTTTTTATATGGTTGATATACAAAATCATATCCAATTCCATCCCCAAACATACCATATGGGAATGTATTACGAACTAATTTAGAATTTTCAAAATCAAAATCCTGCTGCCTTATCTTTTTACCTAAAATAGTATTTTCTTGTACTGGAATTCCTCTATAAGTATCTCCAACATAATAAGGGAATTGTGGATTGTTTAATTCATCTACAGCAGCAAAATAAGCATAGACACCTTCTTCAAATTCAGGTGTTTTGCAGAATCTACCATTATGCTCATCTAGATCACCACTTGAATCATAAGAATAGTCCTCAATAAAATATCCTGGTTGATATAAGCTTGTGGGTGGTCTATTTACAACTTTAGTAGTATCAAGCTTATAAGAAGTTTTCAATCTAACAGAAGCTGACTGAATATCATCAATATCTGCTAAACCAAAAGGTCCATAAATCGGACAACCATCATAAGCCCATCCAATGATAGGTGAATGTCCACCACCATTATCGTTAAAGTAATTTCTAACAGTTGCACCATAGGCAACAGATTCTACTGATAACCCACCTTCAACTGGAGCAAGATAATCTCCATTAGTTGTTGTACTTGTGAAATATTTGTTACTTACTAGTCTTCTAACCTTAGTATTGAATGTCGCAGAATCACCAACAGATTTTACTACTACAGATGTTGTAGAAGAAGCATATCCTGTTCCTTGAGTAAGAACCTTAACAGATGATATTGATCTGCCACTCATTACAGCACGAAGTTTAGCACCAGTTGCACTACCAACACCTACTACCTCTAAATCAGGAGGTCCATCATAATCAACACCAGAACTTTGTACAAAAGCATCTATAATTCTTCCATTTACAATGGATAAACCTATTTGCCCAAATTTACCATAATTTACAGAAACTGAAGGTGCTTTTTCAAAATTAATAATATCCGAACCATAATTAAGACCTTTATCATAAAGAATAGTGTCTATTACTTCACCACGAACAATAGGATTAGATACTAGAGTTACAGGTGTATCAGAATCAGTAATAACATTAATATCAACAGTTACAGGTGGATAATAGAAGTCTTGGTATCCAACTCCATGATTTGCTATTCTTACATATTCCTTATTAACAAAATTAGCTCTATTTGGAGTTCTTGTCGTAGCAATACCAGAATAACAAAGTCTAAAAGAATTTTCATCAATCGTTAATACTTGATACTGTGCAGTAGTGCTTAAACCACTAATAGCAGCAGCATTAGTTGAAGTTGATATGCCGTAATGAACTACCTCACCATCTTTAAATCCATGCTTCTCAAACTCAAAAAGATCTCTTAATGTGCTAACTCCTACAGTTGAAATAGATACTCTTCTATTTGTATAGTTACTACCACCATCAATTATATTAACCCTAGAAATTCTTCTCTTAGTATAATAATCCCTAAATGCATGAATACCAGAATTAGAACTCATCGCAGTTGAACCAAATCCAACTGTGTTAACTCCTGCAATAGAATCAGATTTACTCCTAAAAAGTTGGAAAATTGTAGAACTAGTAATACCGATATAGTAAGATTGACCCTCTACTAAACAAGTATCAATACCAGCAGATGTTGCAGTATAAAGACCAACTACATTATTATTATTTGAAGTATAAAGTACCCTATCACCACTCTTAAAGTAGTGATCTCTGTCCATTATAAACCTATCATCCAATTCATCAATATTTCCACCGCTATAGAAAGACTTCGCATTAAATTCAAATTGTCTATAAGATAACTCAGTTATTGCTTGACATTTAGCTCCTCCACCATTTCCACCATGAACATCAACAGATACTACCTTTTTAATCTCAAATTCAACTGGATCGATTAAAACATCAGTAATAGTACCTCCAATTGACAATCTACCAAATGCAGTATTAACTCCACTGGCATTATTCTCAATTACAATTTGTGGAGGATTAAGAACATCATAATTATTACCAGAATTAACAATATCTAATGATTTTAAAGGTCCATAGTAAATATACTTGTCAGACTTGTAATTAGTGATTTCTACACCATTTACAAGCATTCCAGTATTTCCATCAAGAGTTTGCTCAGAAGTAGTCCTTAAATCAGACCCTCTATCTAAATCTTGACCTAAATTGAACTGTTTTAGTGTTCTAGCTGGGAAAATTGATCTTCTTGCTTGTTCTACACGAACAAAGTCATGATATCCAGTAGGAAGGTTTGGTGGACTAAATTCAATCGAAATTCCTGAAGGAATAAAGGATCTTGAAGGATATAACTTAATTTTGTTATCTGGTGATAAAACTTCTACAAAATAAGAGTTTTTATNCAACCCACCAATAGGAGTAGTTCCATCTGCCGTGACATATACTACTTCTTCTCCAGTTTTAAATGGAACTGACTGTGGGAAGGAAATAACAGTAAATTTATCAGTTAATGTATTATATCCACTGTATGAACCACTAGAAACACTTGGATTTACTAAAGCCGCATGAATCTTATCGGTATATATTGGATATGAAGGAATAGAGTTAGATGCAACATATGCCTGATTATAAAGAATATTAGTATTCTTTTTATCGAGCATATAGGTGTTAGTAACATCAGATAGTATCTGATTTTGTCCACCAACTATGGGAACTATCGTACTTTCTGCTTTTTTCTGTTTTCTTCTTATATCATAGCTAAGTCCAGGAATAGTTGTGAATGTTCCAGATACACTAATTGAATTATTAGTACCATTAACATAAGTTACCTCTAAAGAAGCCGCAGCAACCGTTTCTGTGTTTCTAACAAGCAATTCTATGGTATCACCGACTCTTAAGCTAGAATCATCGATTTTTCCTTTTAAAGTGAAGGTAGAACCACTTAAATCTTCAACTTCATACCTAACACTTGTATTATAGACAAAAGAATTGAAAAATACCTGTTCCCAAGTTTTATTAATAAGAGGATTTGTTATAAACCGCCCTAAGTTTTTAACATTAACTCTAGAGGAGTAAGATAGACCATATAAATCTTCAGCAGACTCAAAATTACGCAAAACACCTGTAATCCTCATCTGCACAGGTTTACTCAAATCATTATTCTCATATCCATAGACTTTAGTTGGTGTATATAAAGTTTTAGCAGATGGAATATCTTTTAAAGCAGTTGTAACACCAATAAATTGGTTTACTGTCTTCTCTGAGTAATCTAAAGTCTGAAAAGTACTTTCAGTAGACACACCAACTTCAATAGTACCAGTTTGACCAAATCCTATCGTAGAATCAACTGTAAGAACAGTTGCACCTATACCAATATCACCAATAACCTGTGTTCTACCTGGTACAACGAATGTACCCTGAATTAGATCTCTATCATCATATCCAATAAACACAGAAAGACGATAATAGTCATCTCTAATCTGAACAACCTCAGAAATAGGTCCACTTGCCTCATTTACTAATGAGTTATTGGGAACATTGTCCTGAAAGAGTGTTTGACCTACTAATTTTGCAGGATCTCCTGAAACTGCTTGCACAGCAAAGGATTCTCGTCTTAAATAGTTGGCATAAGACGGTTTAATCAGATATTTCTCAAGATCGTTAATTTTTGGTTCTAAACCAAAGAGTGCTTTAAATAATATTTTAAAAGATTCGTCAGTACCCTTAGCTTCATATAAACTTCTTGCTTCTTTTACAAAATTATTAACATCTAGAGTAGGACTTAGCGGTACACCTTCCAAACCAGGTGAATACATCGCTTTTAATTTATCATATATCTCTGTAAGGAATAATGCACTTAAATTTTGGATTTTAGTACCATTTGCATGTTCTGCAGCAATACTATCAGTCCACTGTAAGTTTTTTAAATCACCAGGTGCATGATATGAAGTAATACCACAAAAACCTCTTGTACAACCAGTAAAACTATTAGTTGTTACACCAGTATATGTAATAATCTCATCATCAACCTTTAATAAACCCCACTGCCCAGGAAAACCTTTAGTATTACCATTAATTTCAATTGTCGTATCAGTAATTGATACACTAGACCCAAGTGATACCTCACCAGATATAACTTCTCTTGTTAAATTATCAATTCTAATATATTTGTCAATATTCTCCGAAATATCTACAGGACCACCCTGATATTCTTGGGAAACATAGTATTGCTTTAAAAAGGTTTCCAGTAAAGGGTTCTCAGCAACAGCAAACTCTGGTGCTTGATTACCAACTATCTGATAGGTTTTAACCCTGGATTCTAAAGGCTTATAGGTTTCGATCATTCTTTTTTACTGTCGAACAATTGTGCCATTTGAGTAACTAGAAGTCACTTTATATCCAATTCCAGAAATTTGTTGTCCAGAGGATATTGTGTCTCTGACGATATTTATCTTAGTATTTGACATGTCCAATTGAAGGTATAAATCCTTCAACCCAATGATATCATTGGATTCTGGATATGCTTGAACTTCAACAACACCAGAAGCAAGTGTTGTTTCTACTATATTAATGGTATTGATGATAACTTCACCTTTTACATAGTCTACAGTACCAGCAGAAGGAATAATAACAGGTGGTATTTCATTATCACCTAAAGCAGACAACTCAACTACTGCAATAGTACCTGTCTTCAAGTCTGCATTTGGAAGATCTGTGAAATATAGAGTCTTGTCAACACCAGAAATCTTAAATCCAGTACTTTTGATGTTTTTACCACCAGCAACTACATGAAAAGCATTACCAAAACATAATTCATACTGAGTAGATGAATTAAAGATAGGTTTCAAGTCTCTTCTTATCTTCAGTTTAGTGATGTTGGAAGTAATTGCACTATTAGTCTCATCAACAATTCTTCCTGCTTCAGAATACTTAAATCTACCACCAAATGCATTCAGATTAGTAGACTTACCGTAAATACTTAATGCATTAGTAACTTGAGACTTCAATCCATCAATATCACTGAAGACGGTTGAGTTATAATAAGCAGTTACATCCATTTCGATGAATAGTATCTTAAGATCAACTATTCTTTGATTAATTCCTGCAATAGAATAACTTTTTAAAGCATCCAATATCTGCACTTTACTAAAGTCAGACAAATAGGTAGAATTTCGAGGTTTAATACTTAGTACAACAGTACCAAACTCAGGTGGATCCAATTCTTCACCACCAATAACAGAAACTGACTCTGCATCTGGGAATATGCTCTGTATGATAGCCTCGTAATCCTTTGCTGTAACCGCCCTGTACTGCGATGAATAGATTCTAGGTGCAATATACTTAATAGAGTCTACACCCTCTATATCACCGCCTCCCTTAGCGTTTGAGATAGTTGTTATACTAGGTGTTGCACTAGCATCAAGAGGATTTCCAGCATCATCTAAAGCATTTCCACTATAAGTGAAGAATTTTCCATCATTCCCCTGCTTTCCATCAGTAACAATATATGTTACTTCGATAATATCATTATTTCCAAGCTTTTTACCAAACAATCCATCACCAAACATCAATTCATACTTCTCATCCTTAATTTCTTGGATAAGATAGATGTTTGACTTCTCATTTATACCTGTAATATTATCAACTGCTGAATATTCAAGTCCAGCAGTAGCTCCAGACTTCCTTACAAATACTCTAATTGATGCAGAATCGATATATGAGTTGTTTAATACAAATCTTTGATCTAAACTAGCGTTAACAACAAAAACTTTCTTTAAAAGAGTACCTTGATAGATTGTGACATTTCTAAATGTCGCTGTTCTAGGAGGATTGACTGTAATATTGCTTCCAGCATCAATTGGACTTGATACAACTATATCATCTGGGATTGAAAAGGTGAAAGAAGTGTTATTTTGAGCTCCTACACATACTAAACCTTTTGCTAATTTAACTGTATTACTATTTCCATTAAATTTAAAGTCAAAATCAACTATTGCTTGTGCTGATTTTCTTGATCTGGGTACATATCCAATATTTCTTGCTAAAGAAACAACATTTTCCCGTAAAGTTGCTGAATCCAAGAAGGATTCATTAACAACCATATTACTATTAAACGCCGTGATGTAAGTATTATATGCCAAGATGTCAATTAGGATCGACATGTTGGATCCTTCAAAGTCAAAATCAGTAAAATCTGAACTTGCTCTAAGATAGGATTTAATTTGAGCCTTAATTTGGTCAAAATCAAGGTTAGTATACTTGGTTACGGGCATTTTTTTACCTAGTCGCTTCTAGAATAAAGTTGTAATTCTGCCTGGGGAAGTCTGCTCCAACTATTTCATATGAAATTTTCACATTAAAGGTATTTTCATCAGGTCTTGGATCAATAAGTACCACAGGATTCGATACTCTTGGTTCAAATATACCAATTACATCATAAATTTCTTGTGCTATTACACCAGCAGTAGCATCATCTACAAAACCAAATAAGGATCCGTAAATATCTGTTCCAATTCTAGCGTAATACCTTTCACTCAGTCCTGTTTGGACTAAATTTCTAATAGATCTATTGATAGCTCTCTCATTTTTAAGTACCATCAAGTCTCCAGTCACAGGATGTGGCTTGAAATCGAGTGTAATATCCTTAAAAGAACGAGATCTTTTATCAGCCATTATATTGGCAGTATCGTCAAAGGTTATTTATACTCGGTTTCTGAAGGTTATATTAAATGATAGACTAATTCTCTCATTATCAGTGGGATTTTCCCTTACACCATGCATTAACCACGCTGGAAATAGCAATAATTTACCCTCAAATGGTGTATGTTCCCATTGATTACCCAAATGCATATAAAAATTACTAGTGTCTAAGAAGGGATTTGGGGTATGAAAGAACAAATTACCATCTTCACCGTTAGTTTTATGGTAATAAACACCTGAAATATCGGAAGCACCGTGATTATGCATGTGAGCATAGTTATCTTTACCGCATTTTGTAAACCAAGAGATCATATCATACTCAGAATACTCAAAATTACTTGAAATTTCGGTTTTATACTTAAATAAGTGCTTTTCTATCTCCTTTTTGAGCGATTTGTCGATAATATCGTCATTAAAATCTGTAGTAGAGAGGTAATGTGTCCTTCCCCACCCAGAAATCATCGAAAAATCGGTCTTTTTTAGCGTTTCTTCAATTTCTTCTTGAATTTTATCAAAATTATCTACTTTAGCAACATAAATTGGTGCAGAAAACAAATTTTCGATCATTGCCAACGAGTAACAGTCAATTCTATACTATTATCATCCATTTCCCACTCTTCTGCAACCTGCCAACCATCTTCTTTTATAGCATTATGTACAGTCATCCTTGCATACTGCTGTGTGACCTTCTCAATAAACCTTTTTGGAGGAATTGGATCTTTCCAAGTCTGTATATCCGCTACTAATTCATATTCTGATCCATTCCAACGAAATCCAATATCATTACCTATTGAAACATCAACTTTTACCTTCTCATGCTGATGATCAATAGGATTAATTAATTCTTGATCCTCCTGTACATCGTACTGAAGGATCTGTAATGCTTCGAGCAAAGCGGGTTTTTTAGTTATCTTAGTCTTTATCTTACTGAAGTGTGACATTAGCAGCCTTCTGAATCATGTACATATTCCTCAACTGGTTCACTCTCGTAATAAGCAGGACTAAACTCCCTAGTTAATACTGTTCCCAGTTCTTCTTCTATTCCTCTAGTTACCTCTAAACATTGACCACCAGTCATCCCAGATGTCTCTACCGTTACTAACCCATCTTGTCGGATGGAATACTTAACCGTTTCCTGTTTTGGCATAACTAAAAAAGCGAGTGTGTGTTATTTAGAATTGTTTAGGATGTGTAATAACATCTCCATGAATTTCACCTATATCATCTATATGTGCATGGTCTATCTTTTCTATATGTAAATGCTCTAGAGAATTAGCTATTCTTTCAAGAGCATTTGCAATACGATTAAATTCCTCACTCATTGTGGGATTTCCTCCTATGATAAATTTGAAGACACATCACAAATAATATAATGATAAAAACAATGATATTATCAATCACGGTTTACCAGTTTTTATTTGTGTCTCTAGTATAGCCTCTTTTATAACAGTTTTCAACTGTCTTAACTTTTTCTTCCCAAGTCCTGCCCTTGTATCGATCTTTACCTTTAACCAGTATACAAACGCAAGTACTAGTATAAACTGTATCCCTTCTCCCCATGAAAGATTCCATGCTTCATTGAGATCGAGACTCGCCGCCGCTAGGAGATTAATCATTTTCCTTGTCCTCTATAAGGCTTACGAGCCGAGTTACGGGCGGTAGAAGAATATTTGGTATTCTTACCATTCCCTTGTCTAGTCTTTTTAGGTTTTGACTCAACTTTCGCCCCTAGGGCTGTGTAAATTGCCATTGTTTGTAAAATGCGAAATAATATCAGGAGACGGATATCCCGTCTCATAGTAACATTGAGATAACTCAATCATCTTATCCATAAAATCCTCTTCAGAGAGACCTGCATAGATCTCTCCTTCTTGGATTACTATAGTATAAGAATCAGATGACTCGTTGCTTTTCATGTCCTACCCGAATACGAGGATCACACCAGATCTCGAAGCCAGCGTTGAGTGCATCGAGACAGAATGAAACATCCTCTCCGCACATGTCCTGTACCTCTCCTGATTCAAAGACTTGCATCTTCGGAGCGAACCAAGGATACTTCATCTCTTCATGTTCCCATACACCATTCTTAATAAGAACCCAACCGAATCCTGT